ATCAGCAAACTCAACGACAGCGTCAATTATAGTCTCAAACCCGTCGGTGAGAACTTCAAATATCTCATCTACCGGGAATATGGTCCGGACAAACTCATCCACCGCTATGGCTGCACCGGTTAGGGCTTCGAGGATTTTCCCCGGGAGTTCTGCAAACCAGTTGCCGACGTCGATCCAGTTCACGCCAAGAGCGGTCAGGATCAATGTAGGGGGGAATATGACTGCTAATAACCCGGCTACAATGGTGTCGGGCCCTATACCAGACAATACGCCGGCAATTTTCCCAGGAATATCAGTAAAGAACTTAATCACGTCGTCCAACCCGACCCCCATCTCTGACAGGATTTTCGCAGGGGGGAATATGATCCCTACTATTGCCAGGGCAACCGCCACCGGGTCAATGCTAGTAATGACCCCTATGATCTTGTTGGCTATGTCTGCAAACCACTCCCCGATTTGAGGAAAGAACTGATTGAGCAGCATGAGGATTCCGGCAGGAGGGAACAGGATACCGGCAATAAGCGCAGGAATATCTACCCCACCACCCCCGCCGGTTATGGCGTCAATAATCATTCCCGGCAGACCGGTGAAAAAGTCTATAATTCCTTGAAACGCAGCACCCAGATCGAAGTTTGCGATCCACTCCCCGAACGCCTCCCCCTGGTCAATGATCCATGAGAACACGCCCAGCTCATTGAGAGCCCACAATGCGGCCAGGGCGATCCCTATCCCTATGATGATCGGAGCTGCTGCAATGAGAGCGGGGATAAGTGCAGCCATCAACCCGGCACCCAGACCGGCCACGGCCGTACCCAGTGCAGCAACAATGCCGGACAGCCCGCCAAGTGTCGTGAATGCAGCGACCAGCGGGCCTATAGCCGACACAATAGGACCAAGAACGAGCAGGATCGGCCCGAGTGCTGCAAGCAGGCCGCCAAATACCAGCACCGCAGTTTTCACCGGACCAGGTAGGTTGCTGAACACGTCGAGCACTCCCTTAATGGCAGGTATAACCGAGTCTTTCAGCATCGGTATAAGATCGTCTTTGAATATCGGCAGAATATCGTCTTTGAGGATCGGAATAACGGATTCTCCGATGTCTACCATGGCGGTATTGATCTCCTGCTGCAGTTGCTGCATCGCAAACGCAGACGATTCTGACATTGTGCCGAACGCCTCGGAGGTTGCACCGGTTGAGTTTTCGATCTCGCTCATGGCAGCACTAAATTTCTGTGCCCCTCCCTCGGAGGTCAGCATCAGGGCAGCCATACCTGCCTCGACAGACGAGAATGCAGAGTCTATACTCCTGCCGTTCGACTCTGCCCCGTCGGCCATCATCTGCATGGCTTCCTGCAAACTGCCACCGTTTGCTATGAACTCTTTGAACGTGACACCAGCGATCTCTTTGAATGTCTTGTCTGCAACAGACCCCTCTTTCGTGAGTTCTGCCAGCATCGACTTAATTTTCGTAGCTGCCTCTGCCGTCCCTTCTCCTTGCATGGTCATGGCGTCCAGGGCCCCGACCACATCGCCGAACGAGACCCCGGCAGCCGCTGCTATAGGTGTGACTTTTGACAGGTTCGCACTCAGTTCGTCCACCGTTGTTTTTCCCATCTTGACACCGGTGAAAAGAATATCTGACGCATCTGCCACGCTTAAAATGTCAGTGCCGTACGCATTTGTGACGGATGAGAGAACATCAACCGCACTCCCCAGGTCAGTGACCCCGGCTATTCCCAGCTCTGCAGAATGTTTGAGAAAATCCATCACATTTTCTGCCGGCACACCTGCAGAAATGGCGTTATAGAGTGCCGGTATTACCTCGTCGGTCGCGATACCGTATTCCTCCGACAGGTCTTTGACGTCCTCGCCCATCTGGTCCATGGCGTCTTTACTTATGCCGGGCATGAGAGTGAACACCTCAGATATTTGAGACTCAAAATCAGAGGCAGCCAGAGCGGTGACACCAAACGCACCGGTGACGGCCATAATCGGAGCAGTCACGCCAACCGCCAGCCCGGCACCGACTGACGTCATTTTGCTGCCAAGCTGTTCAAACTTGCCCGTGGTTTTTTCGAGGTTCTCGGAGAACTCGTCTTTTAGTCCGAGGACCACCATCAACTCTCCGATTACGCCGGATTCTGCCATTTTATTTTTTCTCTCCGTATATGTCCTGCACAGCCGTCAACAGAAACATAAGTTCTAATTCAGAGCAGTCTTTGAACTCTGCCGGGAACTTGCTCAACTTTTCACAGAGCAAAAAGATCCAGTGGCCTAAATTACTTTTTGCGAAATTTTTTCGCTTTGTCGACCTGCCCGGATCTTCGTGCCTGAATCTCACTGATGATCTGGTATTTGTATTTCGACGGGAGTTTCCGATAGAATTCAGCGTCAAGAGACGGATCAACAGACAGAGACGCGAGTATTGAATTTATGGCGTGCATTGCCATCTTGCCGTCTTTGATTACTGTCTGCAGTTCGTTTACCCGAGTAAACTCCAGGGTGTCGAGGTCATCGTCCGGGTATTGTTTCTGAACCGTGACCGCTTTTTGCGCAACCCCCAGGCCCTGCAGCTGAGCGTCCATCAGATCCATGAAATCGGCATCGTTCGGCTCACGGAGGACTATAGTCGCCCCATCCATGATCTCAACCTCGAAGGTTTCATCACAGAGTTTCCCGAGCAGGTACGAGGCGAAAGAGGAGTTGTCCGCCGCCTCTTTTGCCCGTTGGATCTGCATCTCTGCCGACCGCTGTTCTAGTTCAGGGTTTGATTTCGTCAGTGCTGCCGCTCTACCGCTCATGCTGTTTTCCTGGCCCGCTGGATATAATCACAATCAAATGCGAAAGACTCTTTGTACATGTCCTCAGTCGGGAACGTCTGCCCGTATGAATTTGCTGTAGCCCCAATTAGGAAGAACTTGTCAACGACAACAGCGTCAACCGACCGCTTACCAACCAGGGCACCGATCTTTTTGAACCCTGATGACTTGTTCGAGAGCTTTTTCCAGCCAGAGTTCGGGCTGTTTGCCAGGACGTCACCGAAGCACAGACCAACAAAGTCAAGGGTGTACATAAGCCCTTCAAGCGAGGCGGTGGATTCAGTCACGCCGACTGTCACAAGTTTCGTGCTCTGACCGTGTACGGCCTCTTTCTTCGAACTGGCCTTGGTATCACTCTTTACGTCCTTCGAGGATGCAACATGAGTGAGCCCGGCAGTCTCAACGTCGACATAGTAGATGTCCACCACGTCGCCCTCTGTGAGCCCGGCATAGTTGATACCGTCCGTGCCGTCTGCTTCTGTTGCTGCTGTTACTCCGTCAGCACCACGTTCAAAAACGCCAGTGGCAACCCCGTTAACCTCAATCCATACCGATCCGTACTCTGCCAGTTTTGTGAGTGCAATATAATTTGCACTTGCCTGGCCTGCAGAAACGGTCACGGTTTCCTGAGCAACGACACCGCCACCATACCACTTGACCTCAGTGCCTTTTGGCACGTCAGCCGATACTACGTCTGCCATTATATCTCTCTATAAATGATCTGCACGTCCACCGGCACATGGTACCAGCCCATAGGATCCTCGATCCGCCTGACTCCTCCCGTGACCTGCCGGGTAGTGACGTCATACGCCACCGACCCGAGGGTCCACCGTTCGGGCACCATGTTCATCCGGGGTTTGTGCATAACAGCGATCACCGCCGCTGCAACGGTTTCCACTTCTCCGGGTGATCTGACTCCGCCAGATACCGGGGGATTTGACCAGCACGAAATCTGAACCCGTGAAACATATCCCTTGCCAACTTCAGTGTCAGGCACCCGAGAAACCGGATGTACTGAAATTGCCGGGAGTTCAGGAGTTGTTGGGAGCCCGTCAACATACACACGGGCACCGACAAGAGCGGTGATGGTAGGAGATGCTGCCAGCCGGTCACGGACCATAGCGGTGATCATTGTGTCACCTGCTTGAGTGCTGCAGCGATCTCTGTCCTCACCCGCTCATACACCTGGTTTCGGTTCTCGTCCCATGCCGGCCTCATATACGGGTGTGGATGAGACCCCCGCCAGAGCGGAGACATGCGAATGGGACCATACGCCCCCTGCCTGAGTTTTGACCCAAAGAATATGTTTTGCCACTTCTGTGACTCAACCGGCCACCGCCATGGAGTTTTTCGTCCCTGGCCGTTCTCTGCATGGATCCCGGTCCCGAACTCGACATAGGCAGCATATTTGAGATTAGTACCAACAATGACATTTACTCCGCCAGCAACCTCCTCAGTTTTGGTAGAGATACTGCCACGGAGATGACCAAGATCGACCGGGCACTTCTCTTTGGCTGCAGCCTCGACGGGGAGCATGGCTTTTTCACCTACGTCTGAATAATACCGCTTGTATTCTATTCCAAGCTCTTTCAGACGTTTTGTGAGTTCATCAAGCCCCTCGATCCGGATGTCGTCAGACACCGACTGCCTCCAGAGTAAGCACCATATGAGATACCCGGTTTGCAATCATGGCAGGATCGACAGCCGTGATCCGGTAGGTACGGTTGTATGGCGGGGTTGTCCCGATGATGTGTCTGCCGTGATGTGCCTCGGTATCTGCAGCCACAATACACACGGTTTTTCTCTCGACCTGTGCCCCTGCATCTGACTGATATATGGTTGCCCGTGCCTTTCCAAACCGGCACCGGATAGGCACCAGCGAGTAGGTAGGGTCTGCCACGTTCCAGGCATCAACCTCTCCGAACGCCTCACAGGTTTCGAGGTTTGCCGTATGGACCAGGAGAGCAGCCGGGAGCGTCACAGGTTCGCAACCTCGCAATAGAACGCTGATTTGTTCTGATTCGTGTAGGACTCAAGCGCCTCATACGCCTGTTTTCGATATGTAGTAATGGCAGCATCTACGTTTGTTTTGTCCTGCCACTCAAGCGTTGAGCTCTCTTTTGTCCCGTCCATCCGGTACCGAGTCAGGACTGCAGCGACTGCCAGATTAACCCCGGCCGTTCGTATGGCCGGATCGGTTGGACTGGCCGTAACACCTGCACGGGCACAGACAGAGTCCACCTCAAGATCCGACAGGGCAATAATTGCCTCGACGGTTGCCTGAGGCAGAGCAGTCCCGGTGATTGCCAGGACCTCTGCATAGGTAGTATACGCCATCATGACCGCCCCCGTATGTCGTAGTATTTCCGCTCTGTCTCCGGGTCAGCCGGAGACGTAAACGCCCGCCACGTCCAGGGGTTGCAGACGTTGCCGGGCTCGAGACTTGCGTCTCTGTTTGCCTCGTCGATCTGCGTTTTTGTCTGGACGGTGGCAGAGCTCAGCATGATTAGAACTCTACCCGGCTGATTGCATTCGCTGCAAGATAGTTTACCCCAAACCGTGCAGTAACTGTGCAGCCCACAAGGTCGCGGATCGGATCCTCATACCGGCTGACGGTAAGATCCCGCCTCATGGCAATGCCTCCAGCGTTCCGGCTGTCATAGACGAGCATACCGATATCGCCATCAGAGTCATACTGCCAGGTGTAGGTGCTTGAGTCATCAGTCACGCCACAGGTGAATGCACGAAGCCCCATCAGGGACGGGAGACGGCCAGCCATTGCAGCATCTGCACCGACGTACCCGGTCGGCACAAACTCTTTCAGAGTCAGGGCCTCTGCCTGAGGACAGAGAACAATGGTGTCAGGAATATACCCGTCCTCTTTGACCAGACCTACAGCTGATGCAATGGCTTTGATCCCCTGGTTGCTGCCGCCGGTGTCGTGTTCGTTTCCTGCATTGTCGAGCAGACAGGTCAGGACCAGCTGGTTGAGACGGTTCTCAACAGACGCCCCTGCCTTCCGCACCTCCATAGCGACGGCATCGAACAGCCCGTCGTCGATGAGCTCACGGGTGATGAGCGGTCTGGTGCCGTATTTCTTGATGGTAAAGTCCCGATATGCGTAGTCCTGCTGACCAATCGGTACCTCTGCGCCCTCTGCCACCTCACCGGCATATGTCCCTGATGACCCGTATGGCACACGGAGGGTGTTGCTGTTTGTACGCAGCATCTGCACAGCCTGCCTGAAACACTTCTGCGGCTCAGCCCCCTCCATGACCGTGTTGTACATTTCGGTCTGTATGAGTGTCGTTGACTCAATTGCTTCAGTAAGCAGCAGCTCACGGACAGAAACGATCTTGCCATCTCCGTCATAGGTTCCGAGTTCTCGTGGAATTGCCCGCTCTATGATATCCTTCCGTTCAGACGGCCCGGCATGAGCGAGTTTAAGATATGTTGAAAGATATGACATTTTAGACCTCAGCTTGCTGTCTTGCTCACATACTGTGGCTGGATCATTATTCTGCCAGTTCCTGCCCCTGCAATGTCGTCCAGTGCAATACCTACCGCGTAGGTGCTGGAGGTATCTACCAGGACTGAAACGGTCCCGCCGACTGCATTGTCGTTGACGATGACGAAATGACCGGCATCAATACCTGTGGTGTCGTCTGCGTTTGCGACGTATGCAATACAGCCCTGACAGGCAACCGTCACGACTGCCCCACTGGCGGCACCAAACACGGCAACACCGAGCGGTGCCCCGGTTGTCCCTGCAACGGCAGGGTGCACGGTCATGTTTACACCGGTGCCGTGAATTGCCACGACCTGGCCGGCCTTGATCGTTGCTCCAGCGGTGAAACACTGGAAGTTATCACCAGCAAAAACAACCTGCTGGATCGTTGGAAATGCTGAAATATCTGTCATTATACCCACTCACTGGCGAACACCTCGCCATTTTCAATTCTCACCCGAGCACCGGCTGGTGCTGCCAGTTCTCTGACCGGATCCGGAGTTGTGACCGTTGCAGACGGGGCAGTTTCAAGTTCCTTTATTCTGTTCTCTGCTGCTGTCAGTTTTGCCTCATATGACTCTGACAACTCTTTGATCTTCCCGTCATATATCTCGGAAAGTTCTTTTCTCAGCTCGTCTTTCAGAGCGTTTACGTCAATCTCTGCCATTTCGTGATCCTCTTCTATGGTATCCTCTGGTGCCGGTGCAGGTACTGAATCTGGCGCCGGCTCGCTATTCTCTCTCAGGGTGCACACTTTACAGGCCCCACGGTTCACCAGTGCCAGCCCGGTGAATGTAATATCTGTTGCCTCGTATTCCCTGGTGCCGGGGTTCCACTTATCTTTCCCAACCGTCTCGACACTGACGAAATTGATTTCGCCAGCCTCGACCAGTGCTGCAGCGTCACGACTGTTTTGAGTCAGCCCGTGCAGGTTCACGTCGCCGACGACTGCCCCGTCTTTGTACGTGACATTTTCAACCCTGCCGATCTTGTCGGTGACTGCCCGGTGTTGCCCGCCAGCATGGCGGTTCCATACCGTGTCATCAGTCCAGTTCGCTGCATACCGTTCAAGCGTCCCAGAGTTCACCCGCCAGGGAGTTTTCTGCATAGAGTCTGTCCAGGTGCCCTCTGCCAACAGTTTGACGCCCCGAATAGTCAGCCCCTGGCCGGTTCGTTCTATTCTACCTGCCATTTCAGCCAGGCCGATCGCAAACGCCCTGACGGTTGGTTTTGTGTCCTCGTGCTCCTCTAATTTGTAGTCAGAGAACTCATGCTCTTTTAGCCAGGACTCTGCATCGTCAAGCGAATGTTCGAGAAATGAAATACTTACAACGTCTTTTGACTCGTTGTAACTTGGAGAAATGCCCTTTCCGTACAGGTTTCTGTGCTCTCTGATTGCCGGTTCGTCCCGGATCCGAGCAATATAGGACGGCATGTATAAGTATATTACCATATGCGCATATGGTAATTTCGTTGCAGTTGAGAAAAGAAGTATGAATTATTGTGTTTCGGCGAGTTCTTTTTTAGTTCGCGGCTGTTTTGGTCCCGGGTGACGCAACCGGTTCATGAGGTTAGCAACCGCCTTTGTATTCCTGCTTCCCCCGTTGTCCTCAGGGTAATACATACCCAATGACCGGGCAATGACAGACGGATATTTCTCGTGCAGGTTCTGCCTGACGAATTCTATCTCTCGTGCTGTGAACGGTTTTCCTGAACTCATTTGATTGTTACCCCCTGGCGGGTCAGAAACTCAATTGCCTGTTGGTAGTCTGGCATAGACCTCCCCCGGTCATCTGCATACCAGCATTCTGGGAATACATGGCAGGGGGAGAACGTGAACTCACCCCGCTCATAGGCCATGCAGATCTGATATAAAAACCAGTTCGCAACCTCGGTATAGTTCGGATCATAATTGCATATTGCCAACGAGAACGGCACGGCTGAACTGATGATTGTCCGCCGGTCCTGCTGACCACGGAGACCGGCATCGTTCCGTACCGTCTGCTGTTCGTGCCGCAGATACTCATAGTATATGTCTCTGACAACCGCCATATTCCCAGTCATGTCATCCAACCAGGACTGAGGAGTCCTGACTTTTGCGAGGATCATTCTCACCAGACTTTTAAACGTGCTGTGAAACCGGTATGACTCCGGTGTGCAGTCTGTCACGTCATCCGGGCTGTTGATTCCACCGTACCAACTCATAATTTGTAATCCCAAATATTCAGTGGTTTTTCGTCTTTGAATGCTGGATTGAGTGCACACCGGCACTGAGGGTGCAATGGCGGCCCCCCTTCAGGCAGATTCTTTTCCAGGTACACCTGACCGTCGAGCGGTTCGCATTTGTTACAGACACGCTCATCTCGTGCCGTGATCCATTCAAAGTGAGTTATACCCAGGCGTTTGTACCGTTCTTTCGCCGCCTCGTTCACCGCGTTCATGATTTCGGTCCGGGCTATGAGTTCTGCCCGGCGTTTCGCCACCTCTCCGGCCTGAATAATATCGTCGCGAATCTCTGTCAGGCTTTTACCCTGTGCAATACCGTCAGTGAGTATGGTGCCAATCTTTGCCTGCAGGTCTGAAGCCAGGTTTGTCAGGTGCAGTTTTGACCGGTCCCGTACTACGTCCATCATACCGGAGTCAGCCGGCCCCATCCCGACCTGTATTTGCAGGCCCATCTGTTCCATCTGCTGATTTGCAAACATTATCCCCTGCATATACCCTTTTTCTGTAAACTCTGCTGCGACGGTCTGCATTGTTTCAGGCGGGATCTGGTTGGCAAATGCTGCCATGAGTTCAGACAGGGCTGATAACTCCCGTTCTGCCAGTGCAGCAGGCCATTTTTGTGTCACGGTTGCCAGTGTGTCAGAAATATACGCATCAATGATTTTAGCCAGGGCTTTTGTCATGGCGTCATCGATCCGTTTCGATTGTGTCGGGTCACGGATCAGCCGTTTTGATTTTGGCCGTTTGAGTGTGGTTATTGCCATTTGTCCAGGCTCTTGGGAGGAACTTTGTAAAATCTGGTCAGGTTCCTATAGATGATTTGCTCACCCGTGTCGCCTGTGCCCATCCAAGAATATTCTCGCCCTCGTCGTAATTCGCGTTTAAATACGCTTGAATCGCTGCCTCTGACTCATAGACTGCCGGTAACACCCAGTTGAGCCGGACGGACTCATACTGCCATTCGGTGTATTCGTTGCCCATGTCGTCCAGTTTGGTTGCACTGGTAATATTCCAGTTGACGAGTATGTCCAGTTTGCCGCGTTTCAGTGTCCCGAAATCGGGAGTTATGGTTTGTGGTTCGATGTTGCTCACGGTCATAATATGGCCTCCAACCGCCCCCCGCAAGCAGGATTCCAGTTTGCGATATCCCTGATTTGTGGCTGTAGAAGTAATCGGTGAGATATGTATCTGACGCGCCTGCCAATGCACCCGGCACAAACATAGGACCAAGAATATTCCCGGTGTCTCTTGCAAAT